ATGAGCGCTGGGCAGTCACCGCAATCGTGGATGGCCTTACATCCCCAGTACTCCTCGAAGTCCTTCCGTGCGTCCTCGTCTATCTGCTTCTGCGAGTCAGTCATCGTCCCTCACCTGCCCCGTCACGAAAGCCGGCGATGTATCCTCGCTTCGCGAAGATTCGCTTGTTGGCCTTGATGATTCTCATTGCCACAGGGGACAGATTGACCGAGGTGCCATCTTCGGTGATGGTCTTCGTGGGCCCGACGTCGGCGTCTCTGAGGATGTCCTCGATGGTCTCGGGCGGCTCGGGGGCGACGTGGCGACACTTGTCGGCTGGGTAGTGGGTGTCGTACTGGTCAACGATGAACCATCCATCGCGCGGCCACGCGTAGGCTATCTCGCGGATCGTCCCCTCGGTGGCCTTGTCTCCATCGGTTAGCGAGAACGATTTGTCCACGTCGTCGCACGTCCATGCCTTGCCGTCGATGTCCACCGGCGGGAGGATGGATGCGTCGAGCCTGGCTTGCAGGTCGGCTATCTCGTCCTGCTTGGCTTGCAGCTCGCGGTCGAAACGTGCGTCGATGCGGTCGGCGATGTCGTCGATCACGTTCCCCGCATGGTCTGAGACGTCTTCACGCGGACAATCCCATGCGTATCGTCTCAGCTCCTTTGTGATGCTCTCGCTCATCGTGTCTCGTCTCCTCTGTGTGTTGTGGTGCGCTTCCTCGGCGCCGGCCTACCCGCGTCGATGCACTCGCGGCACCGCCTCTGGTTCGGCTGCTCGGCGACGAAGCGCCTGCCGCACGCCGGGCACGTCCTCTCGCGGCACTCCGCGGCGAAGGTCGCGTGCGCGAGGTCCGTCATGGCCATGGCCGTGCGCAGCGACTCCGCGTCGTGGTACGGGATGTGTTGGTGGCAGATGGTGGAGTGCTAGGCCTTGGTCATCGCCACGAGGTTGCCGGGGTCGAAGTTCCTGGTGTCGTGGTCGGCGAACACGACCATCGACCCGGCCGGCAGCGGGCCGTGCCCCAGCTCCCACACGTGACGGTGCTTCGGCACCCAGAGGTCGCGCCAGTCGTTGTGCCCGTCCGGGTCGTAGTGCTCCCGCACCTTGACCCACACGTAGCCATTCGACACGCGCTCCGACCCCACCGGCACGAGGTTCGCCGGGACCTGCCCCTTCCTGAACCTCGTGCGACGTCCGCTGTCCAGGAACGCCGCCCTGTGCCTCTCGTCCATGGGGACGCCGGCATGCTGCCCCTTCACGAACCGGCCGCCGTGCGTGCCGCTCCTGACGCCAAGCGCGTGCTTGCGGTTGGCGACCTGCGAGACGGACAGCTCGACCCCGAACCTCTCGGCGAAGGCCGCCCGTATCTCCGTCTCCGTGTGGCCCGGCACGAAGGCGCGCATGAAACCGTCGCGCTCGGGGGTCCACACGGAGGCCGGCCCGTGACCCGTCCGGCTCATGACTCGCCCCCGTCCGTGAGCATCGCGGGCACGGTGGCGTGGGCGTTCATGGCGCTGTCCTTGAACTCCGCGGCGCGCAGCGCGAGGTTCCCGTTGGCCACGATGGCCTGCGCGGTCGCGTTGATCGCCTTCGCGCGGGCTATCTCGCGCTCGATCTGTCCGTCGTCCATCTCCTCGTCGGACAGGCGCTCGAGCTCGGCGAAGAGGTGGTTGTTAAGGTCTGAGAGATGGTTCTGCATCGCGCGCCCCCTCCTTCTTGTCCTGTGGCACGTACGTGGCCGGTGTGACCCCGCGGGGCACCTTCCAGCCGTTCGTCGCGAGCCGCGCCATCATGTCCGACGCCTGCCCGAACGTCCACTCGCCCGGGTGCACGAAGCCCTTGCGCTCGAGCATCCTCACTTGCTTGGGCGTGGCCATGCCGGCGTCCCTGCGCCTGGCCAGGCGGTCGAGCATGAGCGAGGCCTTGCCCGCGTCCATGGCGTCCGGGTCGACGCCCCACGCCTCGAGGGCGTGCGTCTGGGCATCCGTGGGCCTCTCCCGCTGCCAGGCGAATGTGGGAACGTAGTCCTGCAGGTCGCGGTCGCAGATGCTCATCTCGAAGAGCAGCGGGTCGACCAGCTTGGCCTTCCTGTGCCGCTTGCTCTCGAGCTCCTTGGCGAGCGACTCCTCGCGCTGCCTCTGGACGTCGTCCTCGGCGGTCCCCTCGCACTCCTCGAGGTCCACCGGGCCGCCGGCCTCGCCCACGATCTCGGTCATACGCGCGGACACCTCCGCCGTGCGTGCGACGAGCGACGCGGGGCGGCACAGCTCGTGTCTGCCCGTGAGCCACAGGAAGTCGAGCAGGAGCAGCTTCCCCTTGCCGGTCTCCGGTGATAAGCGGGTACCCCTGCCCACCATCTGGGCGTAGAGGCTCCGGCTCTTGGTCGGCCTGAGGACCACGATGCAGTCCACGGCGGGGCAGTCCCACCCCTCGGTGAGGAGCATGGAGTTGCAGAGCACCTCGTAGCGCCCCGCGTCGAAGTCGGCCAGCACCTCGGCCCTGTCCTCGCTCTGCCCGTCGACCTCGGCGGCGCTGAAGCCACGCTCGCAGAGGCGGTCGCGGAACGCCTTGGCCGTGCGGACCAGAGGCAGGAACACCACCGTGCGCCGGTCGTGCAGCCCCTCCGCCGCCATGGCGTCGGCTATGGCGTCCAGGTAGGGGTCGAGGGCGTCGCCGAGCTGCCCGGCGGCGTAGTCGCCCGCCTGGATGGATACGCCGGAGACGTCGAGCGTCACGGGGAGCATCCGCGCCTCGATGGGGCAGAGCCACCCGTCGCGCACCGCCTGCGCCAGCCCGTACTCGTAGGCGAGGGAGTCGAAGACCTCGCCCATGTCCCTCTGGTCGCCCCTGTCGGGCGTCGCGGTGACGCCCAGGACGTTCGCGCCGGGGAAGTGGTCGAGCACCTTCGTGTAGCCGTCGGCCAGGGCGTGGTGCGCCTCGTCCACCATCACGCAGTCGAAGCGGTCCGGCGCCAGGGCGTCGAGCCGGGAGTCGCGCATGAGGGTCTGGACGCTGCCGACCGTGACGCTGTTCCACGTGCCGACGCAGGTCTCCCCGGCCTTCTCGACGGCGCACGAGAGCCCCGTGAATGAGCCGATCTTGTCGGCCGCCTGCGAGAGGAGCTCGCCCCGGTGCGCGAGCAGGAGCGTCCTGCCGCCGTGGTCGGCCACGCGCCTCGCGAGCTCCGCCATGACGACGGTCTTGCCCGTGCCGGTCGCCTGCACGAGCAGGGTGCGGCGGTTGCCTGCGCCCCACTCGCGCTCGACGGCCTCCACGGCCTCGACCTGGTAGGGTCGGAGTCCCATCAGAAGCCCTCCCCGTACCTGCTCGCGCCGGGCTCGGGCACCACGAACGCCTTGACGTCGTTGTAGTCCTTGCCGTCGTAGCGGCGGTTGCTGATCTCCACCTGGCCGACGGCGCCGAGGACCTGCTTCCAGAGCGGCCCCATGGCGTAGCCCGTGCCGTCCGGGAGGTCCGCGGCGAGGAGGTGGCAGCTCTTGAAGAACTGTGTCATCTTCCACTGCATCTTGCGGTTGAGGAACAGCTTGAACTGCACGTCGGCCTGCGCGCCCGCGGCGTTGGCGCACGCGATGGTGATGTCCGCCATCGGGCACGGCTGCATCTTGTCGGAGCCGTCGAAGTTCGCCCTCTTGAAGTCCGTGACGCGGTAGGTGTAGGTGCCGGGCTCGAGGAGCGTGAACTGCGAGCTCTCCGCGGTCGCCTCGCCGTTCCAGTCGAGCGCCTCGTTGGTGAGTCTGGTCGTGTCGTCTGCCATGGTTAGTTCTCCTTAGGTTCGGTCGTATCGAAAGGGATGTCGCTGTCGGGTATCGCGGCCGCCTCGGCGGCGAGCCTCGACGCCCTGAGCTTTCTCTGGAAGCTCGGCCAGTGGGACACGATGAAGTCTATGAAGTCCTGCCTGTACTCCTCGACGGGGCACGCCTCGGTGAAGTCGCCGCGCTGCCCGACCAGGTGCCGAAGCTCGGCGTCGGTGACGCGGTCCGCGGCCATGAGGTCGGTGAGCGGCCTGAGGCGCGCGGGGTAGTCGGGCGCGTCGTAGGTGGTCGTCGTGGTCGGTGCGGGCATGGGTGTCGATGTCAGGGCTGGCCCTGACGCGACCGCAGCCACGCGAGAGTCCTGTGCCATCTTCGGCTTAGCTGCGACTCTCATGTCGGGGACGACCGCGCTTATCGACTCCCACGCGAGCGGGAGCTCGTCGGCCAGCCCGAAGCGGTTCTTGGCGTCCCACTGTGGGGCGTGCGTCGTTCGGATGACGCGCCTGCCGCCCGACGCCTTGGCCTTCTTGTCCTTGTTGATGGTGACGATGATGTCGTAGTCGAGGAACAGGACCATGTCGGCCCACTCCTTGACCATCGGGGCGGCCTTCTTGGAGAGCTTCATCTCGAAGCGGTCGTAGGCCCCGGACTCGTCGGGCCGCTCGAACTTCCTCATGACGGCGTGCGCGACCATGACGACGTTCGTGCCCCGGTCCACGGCCTCAGACAGGACGTCGAGCAGGCGCCCGAACTCCTCGGCCACGTAGGTGTAGCCCTTGCCGTACCCCGGGCTCTCGATGCTCTCGAGGTCGTTCTTCGCGCAGATGGCCTCGATGCACAGCCGCTCGGCCGCGTCGGCGGTGTCGATGACGACGGTCGAGCACGGAACCTGCCCGTCGCGGACGGCCTTGACCTCGTCCATGAGCATCGCCCAGGACGTCGGCCGCGGCATGCGGGCCACGGGCAGCTGGTCGGAGCCGCCCTCCACGTCGATGAACACGGCGCCGGGGAACTCGGCCGCGAGCGTCGTCTTTCCTATGCCCTCGGGGCCGTACAGGACGACCCTCAGGGCCTTTTGTTGGATCCCGCACGTGAGCTCGTACTTTCCCATGGCTAGAACTCCTCCCCGTAGTCGGACGTGGCGGCAAACGTCTGCTTTCTCTTCTCGACGAGCGGCTTGTCCGCCCTCTGTGCCGTCTGCGCCGCGGCACCGTCGGTCACGGACGGGTCGGCATCGCTATGTGGCTGCGTGGCCACGCGCCCGTCCTCGATGACCACCGAGCACTCGTCTCCTGTCGAGACCCTCGTGCCTATGACCTGCAGGCCCTCGCCCTCGCACCATTCGGCAAACGCTCCCAGTGACTCCGAGTCGAACTGCTCCAGCTTGTCCACGAGCACGAAGCCGCAGGCGGGCTGCACGCGGCGCACGACGGCCGTCGCGACCTTCAGCTGGTCGGCCCCGCTCATGTCGGACCACGCGGCGCCCTCGTAGGTGAGCGCGCCCTCCTCCGAGACCGAGAGCCCCTCGAGCGGGAGGTCGGCCCCCTTGAGCAGGTCGAGCCTCTCCCTGCGGATGCCGTCCACGGTGGCGTCGAGCGCCTCGTACTCCCTCCGTAGCTTGTCTGCCTCGCCCTGCGCCGCCGCCTTGGCCTGGTTCTCGCGCACGAGCTCGTTGGTGGCCTCGATGGAGGCTATGGACGCCTCGACCTCGGCGGTGGACTCGTCCACGAGCTGCCCTGCGGTCTTGCGTGAGACCGCCGCGTCGTGCTGCGCCCTGGCGCTCTCCGCCACGAGCTCGGCCGTCCTGGCGTTCGCCTCTGCGAGCCGCCTCTCGAGGTCGGCCGCCACGTCCCTCTGGCGGTCGACGGCCTGGGACGCCAGCTCCGCCCTGGACGCGAGGTCCTCGGCCCTGAGCCTCTTCTGCTGGTTCTCGCCGTTGCGGGCGAGGATGTCCTGCTGCTCGCGCACGAGCTCCGCCACCGACACCGGCTCCTCCGGGGCGTCGTCGTGGTGCACCATGTCCTCCGCGGCCTTGGCCTTGCGCACCTGCACCTGCCCGAGCGTGTGGCGCTCCTCGTAGGCGCGCCCGAGACGGTTGTCTATCTCCTTGAGCCGGTCGCTCACGCCGATGACCTGGAGCAGCGCCTCGGCGCGCTCCTTGTCCGTGCCGGCCAGGAACCTCGGCAGGTCGATGGCGAGCGTGCTCACGAAGTCGTTCACGAGCATCTGCCCGGCCCTGGCCCCGGTGGGGTCGGTGACCTTGAGGGCTCCCTTGCTCCCGGAGCGCTCCACGACGAGCCCGTTCGAGAGCTCCACGTGGAGCCTTGCCGGGGTGGCCGCCCCGTCGCGGTTCGGCCTGTCGGGGCGGTACCTGTCGCCGCCCAGCGCCCACGCGATCGCGTCCAGGACGCTCGTCTTGCCCTGGCGGTTGCGCCCGCCGATGACGGTGAGCCCATTCTCCGTGGGCGCGAGCTCCACGGCGCGGACCCTCTTGACGTTCTCGAGCTCGAGGCTCGCTATCTTCACCGCTTCCTTATCGCCCATCGTGGTCGCCACCGTCCTTGGTCTCGTCCTCGCAGGACCGCGCCCCAAGGGACCCCGCCACGTGGGTCATGACGGCGTCGACCACGTCACCCGCGCCCATGTCGGGCACGTCGTCGTCGAGCAGCACCGCCGCGACGGCGAGCCCGAGCATCGCGCCCTCGACCATGTCCTCGGCGCGCCGCTTGATGGTGGCCGCCCTCTTCGAGTCGCCCTTCGGGCCGCTTGTGATGACGTGCGCGTTGTCGAGCGCGTTGACCGCCTTGTCGAGCACCCGCCTGGTTTCGTTCTTCTTCATCTGTCCCTCTG